GCTAACTCCAAGGGTAACACCCTTATTCAGGACTTCCTGAAACCCACCGGACGACAACTCTTGTCCGGTAACCGGAAAGGCGACCCACCTTTGTCAAAGCTGGGTCAAGGTACGAAATACTTCTCGTCCCTTTACGCCCTTCAATGAAATATTGAAGGAGGTCTTTCCAGTCGTTACGCCTCTCTACAGTCCGCTTCACCTGAGTACGTATAACACGGTACTCAAGCGTTTGATGCTCCGCATTCCACCTTCTGCCTTTCGGCATTAGTTGGTTTGCTGTGTTGAACGTAAAGAGACGGACACACCCAAGGTAACTTCGTGTAACTGGTAACAGTTTTACTAGTGAAAGTGGTACTTGGCTGTCCATCCATTCGGATAGGCACCACAGTCCCATGCGGTAGGCGTTATTACTAACTTCTACCCACGAAGGTATCTTAGCGAGGCCCTTGCGTTTACCCGAGAGGAACAATGAGTGAAGATACAGAGGGGTCACTTCGTACCCTTTATATGCATCCATACCACACGATTCACGGAAGTTTCCGTGTTTGTGCGTTTTGGACTCATTGACCTTCAAGCCTAATAAGGCGAGAAGCTCCTCAAGGTAGCGACATGCACGTACGGGGATGATGATATCATCCCCGAACACCTGGATATCAATGGTGGCATCAGCCATCCGTTGATAACTGCACTCTTCCGGTTCGAGTCCTCTCTCGTATAGTACAGCTGCTAGAGCAGCACCTGCATACACAAGAGATTGAACAGGAAAAGTAACAGCGCTACCCATCGCGGCAAACTTGCTCAGATGGATAGTCCCATGATCGGGACCGCAATCTACAGCTGTAGTCCGAGAGGAATACAGTGCAAACAACAAGTCGGTGTTGTGACGATAGAATCGTTCAACAACCCAACATGTTAAGCGGTCGGAGGCTGCCGATAAATCGACAGTTGCTCTATCACCATGTTTCGAGGCCGATAAGGCCTGTACTCGTGATGGTTCCTGATCATGGAAATTAACCATACACCGCCCGAATTCGGTCATGTTAGTACGAAGGTACTGCATAACCGCCTGCTGGCAGTATTGGTTAGCTGTTGGCTCTGAC